CAGACATCTTGACATGTATGCTAGAAAGTTTCGCTCTGCTTCTGGTAAGCAGTTCAAAAAAGTCGAAAGCTATGCTCCAATGTCTAAGCTCAATTCTGCTATGTTTGCAAACCGTAATCGAGCAGAGAGATATGTAGATTTTGATGAGATGGAGTATACACCAGAAATTGCTTCTTCTTTGGATATCTATGCTGACGAGATGACTACGCATTCGGCCCTTCAGCCAATGCTTAATATTAAATGTTCTAATGAAGAAATCTCTTATCTTCTTCAAAATCTATACCACAAAATTCTAAACATTGATTATAATCTTTTCGGATGGTGTCGCACAATGTGTAAATACGGAGATCTTTTTCTTTACCTAGATATTGACGATCAAGCCGGTATTCAAAACTGCATTGGCCTACCTCCGCAAGAAATTGAAAGGCTTGAAGGCGAAGACCCAATGAACCCAAACTACGTTCAGTTTCAGTGGAACTCTGGTGGTATGACCTTCGAGAACTGGCAGGTTGCTCACTTCCGTATTCTCGGTAATGATAAGTTTGCTCCATACGGAACATCTGTGCTCGAGCCTGCTCGTCGTATTTGGCGACAACTTACAATGCTCGAGGACGCTATGATGGCTTACCGTATTGTTCGAGCACCAGAAAGAAGACTTTTTAAAATTGATGTTGGAAACATTGCACCAGAAGATGTAGAGCAATATATGCAGAAGGTCATGACTCAAATGAAGCGTCACCAAGTTGTTGACCCAACCACTGGTCGTGTTGATCTTCGTTATAACCCTCTTTCAATTGAAGAAGATTATTTCATTCCTGTTCGTGGTGGATCTGCTTCGGACATTTCAAACTTGCCCGGATCTTCATACAATGGCGGGATTGACGATGTAAAATACCTTCGCGACAAATTATTTTCCGCACTAAAAATTCCACAATCTTATCTGTCAATGGGAGAAGGAGCAACCGAGGACAAGACTACCCTTGCTCAGAAAGATATTCGTTTTGCCAGAACTATTCAAAGACTTCAACGAGTTGTTATTGCGGAGCTAGAAAAAATTGGAATTATCCATTTATTTACTCTTGGCTTTCGTGGGGATGATTTACTCTCCTTCAAGTTGGCCCTCAATAATCCATCAAAGATCGCAGAACTTCAAGAACTTGAACATTGGGACAAAAAGTTTGCTGTTGCCGGAAACGCAACGGAAGGATTCTTCTCCAAGCGCTGGATTGCTGAGCACATGTTCGGTATGTCTGCTGACGAGTTTATTCGCTGTCAGAGAGAAATGTTCCATGATCGTAAGTTTGGCGCTGCCCTTGAGGCCGCTGCTCAACCAGATGAAGCAGCAGCAGGTGGCGATGCCGGAGGCGGCCTTGGCGATTTGGGCGGTGATCTCGGTGGTGATGATCTTGGCGGCGACCTCGGTGGTGGTGACGATCTTGGCGACCTTGGCGGAGGTGAAGACACACCAGAGCCGGCAGCAGAGCCGGCCGGCGATGAAGGAGAGACGACGTTATTGGCTGAACCACCCGCCAAACGTGATGACGATGCAAGGCCACGAGGTCGATATGAAATGAAGAAAAAGCCTCGCAAATCAAGACGAGGACAACAGATGTCTAATGTCGCAACAGGCGGCGAAGTTCGTGGCTCAACAGCTAGAACAACATTTCCCGGCAAGTCAGGATATGGCGGCCTTGACTCGTTAGCCAAAGGCATGTTCCAAGAAAACCAACAAAATGAGAACTTGGAAGAAGAGAAACTATTTACTCTAAGCAATGATGTAAAGCATTTGCTTGAAAGTTTAGTGAAGAAGGAAGATAAGCATGAAGCACAATAAGAAAAGAAACACCGCTTTTCTTTACGAATGCTTAGTAAAAGAATTAACAAAAGCAATCGTTCGTAATGATAATGATCTTAAAACAAAGATTACCGAGGTTATAAAAGAAAACTTTAAGAAAGGAACAATTCTTAAGAAAGAACTTGATATTTATAATTCACTTCTTGAAGGAACAGGGCAGTCAGAATACGCAAAATCTCTCCGTGTTATTTACGAGATCAAAAAAGATTATGACAGCCTTGACCGTAAAGCCGTATTCAACGCTCAGACCAAACTTATCAAGCAAATCAACGAATCTTTTAATTCCGCAATTTGGAATAACTTTATCGGAAACTACAAGAACATGGCGACAGCCGATATGTTCTTCAAGCAAGAGAAACTACCAGCAAAGAAGCGATTACTTATCGAGCACAGAGTTGTCGAGTTTAGAAGAGAGACTCTTGTCGAGTCCAAGATGAAGCACATCGACAACTTAACATATAAAACCTTTGTCAATAAGTTCAATGATACCTATGCCGAGTCTCTTCGCAAAGAACAGAGAGAGCTTTTAACGAATTTTATTATTTCGTTCTCGGACAATGGCGTGGGTCTTAAGTCGTTTATTAATGAAGAGATTCATCGTCTTCGATCTTCCCTTCAAACCTTGACCGAAGGCGCCTATGCTCAAAATGCCTCAAAAGTTGTCGATAAACTTGAAAGTTTTAAGAAGAGAAGGTTAGACGAACAAATGCTTAGGGACCTATTTTACATTCAAGATTTAGTGCATGAGGTGATAAAAAATGGCAATTAACGTTACAATTGCAGGTGCTCCCGAAGGTCCACCTGAAGATGTAGGTGTTGATGTTGAAATATCAGATCCACCAAAAATCAAAGTCACAGTTCCTGATCCTAATCTTTACGAAGTAAAATTTAAGTTAAATATTCGAGAAGCACACAATGGCGACCTCATGATCTTCGATCACCCAGACATTGATATTGTTGTAATGGTCGAGAAGAAAAAAGTTGTCACATTTGCAAAAGATTTGGCAACCGATATCGTTTATGGAACATCGTCTCGCCTCATGGAGCGCCTGCGAACCAAAGGCATCATTGCATATGAGACTATTCAAGGCGGCAATGTTTACGGATCACTTGAAGGGCAATTGCTCGAGATGAAGAATCCCGAGATGAAAGATAAAATGTTTCCTCTTATTCTCAATCAAATCTCTGAGTGGATCGAAAGCGAAAGGCCTTACTTCGAGACTGTTCATGAATACGAGCAAATGTATGATGATTCTCTAACACATCCGGACAAAGAAGATTCAACCGAATTAGGCAAGGTGCCACAAGATGCAAAGAAAGGATCTATTGAACCTTATATCTTTGGTGCTTATCCTTATGGTGGATATTATTACTAGAGGTAAAAATGAACGTAAATTTTTTAGAACTTGATGTTGGTTGGTTGTGGTTTATTCTGGCCGCATACGGGCTGACTCAAATACTTGTATATGGCTCAATCTTCGATCAGATTCGTCCTGCTAAGGACGCTTATCGTGGATGGGGTAAAGTATGGCACTGCCCTATGTGTATGGGATTTTGGGTTGGAGCCCTTTTATTTACGTTAAACGGCTTTACAGAACTATTTACATTTGATTATACATTCGCAAACTTTCTAATTTGTGGGTGGATGGCATCAGGCACATCATATTTTTTAAGTATGCTTGTGAACGATGATGGCATTAAGATTAACCAAGGAGCAAAAAATGAATAAGAAATGGATGTTACAACCAGTTCGTCGCTGTTGCAGCGGATCTTAACTCGGGCGGGTTGCGCCCGCTTTTCTTTTGAGGATACAAAATGTCTAAACAACTTTTACAAGAATTTTACGAACTATGCCCCAATGGGATGTGCCCCGATCTCTTGACTGAACGAGAGAAGCGGGAGATCTCTAATGGTGCTATGTATCTTACCGGACGTATCCAAACCGCCGACAAACAGAACGGAAATGGTCGAGTTTATCCTTACGACGTTTTAAGTCGTGAATTGAAGAACTACAAAAAAGTAGTTGATGATAATCGTGCTTGTGGCGAACTTGACCACCCAGATGATTCCGTTGTGAATCTTAAAAATGTCTCTCATATTGTTACAGATGTCTGGTGGGAAGGCAAGGATGTCATGGGCAAAATTAAAGTTCTTGACACCCCATCCGGAAGAACATTGAAAGAACTAATTAATGCCGGAGTGAAGTTAGGCATTTCTTCAAGAGGCCTTGGTTCGGTTCGTGAGAGTATGGGAAAGACTGTTGTCGAGAATGATTTTCAATTGATCTGCTTCGACATTGTTTCTGAACCATCAACTCCGAATGCCTTCGTTTATCCAAAGAATTACAAAGCTGATCCAATCAGGATGCGAGAACACAAAGAAAATAAAATTGATAATTTATTTAACAAAATTTTAAAGGATTAATATCATGAGTTATTCAAGCTATGGTAAACAACAAAAACTATTTGAAAACTGGCGTAAGTTTTTAAAAGAAAACGAGAAGGTAGATGCCTTTATAGCCGGCGCTGATAAAGGTCTTCATGATTATACCGCTTTATTGAAGAAGATTGCATCTGATGAAGAATTTAGAAAACTTGCTTTGTCTGGACAATCTGATGCTGGTGGCCCCGCTGATGAAGCTATATCTGTATCAAGTGGCGAACCTGTCGCAGCAAAAAATTTAGTTCCGACTCAATTTGATATTGACTTAGAAAAATCACTTGGAGATCAAATGATCAATAGATTCAGCGGTACAGAATATGCTCTAGAAGATACAGTAACAATGGGTTCGAAAGAAGGTCGTATACCGATTTTAGTCTTTGATGGAAAATATATTTTAGATGGTCATCATCGATGGTCACAGGTCGTAATGACTAATCCAGAAGCTATGATGACTATTGATAATCTGTCAGCACCAGCATTTGGCTCCGGACAAAAAGGGGCCGAAAAAGCATTGAAAGCAACTCAATTAGCAATTGCCGCTCTTGCTGGAAATGTTGTTACAAACGATACAAAAATCAATTTATTAACAGTAAAACCAGAACAAATTAAAAATTATGTTTTAGAAAGAATAAGCGATGGAGTATTGCAAATGTTGCACAATGCTGGTAAAATTAGCGAACCAACAAAAGAAGCTGCTGCTGAAATGTACGCAAATAATCTCATCGGCCTACAGCAAAGAGAAAAAGGAAAATTCCAAAGAAAACTCGGCATGCCTCAAGCAGCAGATTCAGGCACAAAGCAGGCTTTAGTTAACAAGGCATTAGAACAAGGTAAAGTTAATTTCGATAATCCACAAAAATCTGATTTAAAAAAAATGAGGAAAAATGAATAAAAACGAATTAAAAAAAGTATTGAAGCCGCTGATCAAAGAGTGCATCAAAGAAGTTATGTTCGAAGATGGAACTCTTTCTTCGATTATCGCAGAGGTCATGAAGGGTACACAACAATCACCCACTCAGCCAATTGTAGAGCAGCAACAATATCAACCGCCACAACCTCGCTTGGAAACCGATGAGGAGGCCAAAGCAAGACTTGCGGCAAAAAGAAAAACTCTAATGGACTCCATTGGAAAAGATGCCTATAATGGTATCAATCTTTTCGAAGGAACAACACCAGCCCCCGCACCTACAAATACACAAGGACAGGGCGCTCTTAGCGGAGTCGCTCCAAACGACGCTGGTGTTGACATTTCCAAATTAATGAATAAAACATCTGCCATTTGGCAGAAAATGAACGAGAAAAAGTAATGGGACACAACTACGAATATAAGATCAAAAAAGGCGAACCAGTCGAGAGAGCCGTAAAGAAGTTTTCAAGAAAATGCAAAAAACTTGGAATCATCCAAGAGTGCCGTGATAGAAGACATTACATGAAGCCATCTGTTAAAAGACGATTGGCTAAGAAAAGAGCAATTGCGAGACACAGAAAGGAAATGGCGAAACGACGCCGTTAAACTATTTAATACGATAGGAGATTAGAGATGTCATCAAGTTTTATATATTCGGTTG